CTATCTAAGGGTCGATTCATCAATCAGGAGGAGAGAAATCATGACACAGACCGCAACAAACCTGCCGGCAACCCTGCCGAGTTTGCCTAGCGTCAAATCACAGGATCAACTGAAGACCGCACTCCAGCTTTTCAGCCCGGAGAAATTCAACATCCTCGTACCAGCGGCGATGAACTTCAGTTCGCCGCTTCACAAGGTCGCTTTCGAATTGGTTTTTATTAATCCCGAGGTCGACGCGAAGAACAACGGACCGGACATCTACAGCGTGGACGGCGGCAGGACATTCACGTTTCATGCCAAGGCCGCCAACAAGATTGCCGGTGCAGCTGGCATCAACTGGCTCGAATCTAAGGCCGAGAAGGTAAACCACGGCGACGATGGCCGGATAACGAGCGTTGAGCATCGAGTAGCCTGGAGTATCAAGCGGCCCAATGGCACGATGCGCGGCGGGGTGAGTACGGGATACTACAACCACGCCGAGGACAAGGCCCGCTTCGGCAAAGATCAGGTCGAGTCCCGCAGGCATTTCGCCCTGCAGCTCGCGGAATCGAACGCCAAGTACCGGGGGATTTTCGATGCACTCGACATGCTTCCGCGTCAGTTTCGACGAGAGGAATTTGCCAAGCCGTTCCTGGTTCCGTGCGTGATTGAGGACATCGGCGATCTCATTAAAGATGATCCTGAAGCAAGGCGCATGGTTGTCGCGCATGCCATGGGCATTGTCGACAGGATCTACGGTCCCGCGGATCAGCAGCAAACAAAGATCGATCCGAATCTGGTTGCCGGCGTGAAAGCAGAGGTTGTGGATGAGGGTGCCCGGGGGGAGCCGGTCCTGGATGTGAAGACGGAGGAGGGATTCAAAGCGTACTGGCTGCAGAAATCCACGGATGAGCGTGAAGTGGAGTTGAAACGACTCCTCAAGGAGAAGGACGTGAAATTCCCGGTCGGTCATATCTTCGGGGAGATGGCGATTACCAAACAGATCGACGCGCTGTGGTATTACGCCTCGCTGGCAGGTCCGAAGAAGGCGGAGCCCCTTCCCTGGGAGAAGGGAGGACAATCGTAATGTTCAAACTCATTCATTTGGCTGACGAGCATTGGGATCAGGAGAAGTTGGAGAAGTGTAAGGCGAGCGCAGCCTTCATCGAGCAGAAATGTTTCGAACTCAAGCCCGATCTCATAGTCATTGCCGGCGATCTACAGAATCGACGCCAATATCTGGCCGGGTCGAGTGCAGTCCTGCCGATGATGAACCACATCATAGGGCTCGCGGATTGCGCGCCTGTCGCGATCGTGTACGGGAATGCAGAGCATGATCCTCCAGGCAGTCTGGATTTTTTGAAGTCACTCTATACACGACATCCCGTGTATGTCGCATCTCGCGCTGAAACAATCGCTCTTCATGAAGATGACTACCACTTCTGGTTTGGGCCCCACGGGGGAAGGACTGGAATCGCTAAAGCAATCCTTCATCTCTTCCCGTTCCCTACGAAACAGTTCTTTCTCCTCGCCGGTGAGCAGAATCTTTCGATCGACGAGTCGAACCAGCTCATCTGGGATGCACTGAGGAAGATCTTCACCGGCTTCGGAGTGATCTCGATGGAAGTTCAGTGTCCCGTCATCTTCGTCGGTCACTGCAATGTGGTCGGCGCTGAGCTGTCGACCGGACAGATGCTCCTCGGGCAAGACATCATGGTCAGCAAGCATGATCTGGAGCTTGCCCGGGCTGATTACTACGCGCTTGGGCACATCCACAAGGCGCAGGAAGTCGGGCCTCGCATGTTCTATTCTGGCTCGATCTATCACTGCAATTTTGGAGAGACTGAATTGAAAGGCTTCAACTTCGTGGAGTTGGACCCGAGCATCGACACAGACATCAAATCAGATTGTTTTATCAGCCTACAGCAGATTGAAATTCCCTCCCGACCGCTGTCGCTGCACGATGCAGAGTGGGATGCAAAGAACGGCTGGAGCGATGAAGGCGGGGAGGATTGGAAGGATACTGAACTCCGGATCCGGGTGCATTTGACGAAAGAATCCTCACAACTCATCACAGATGATCAGATCCGGTCGAATTACCCTGGCGCTTACTCCTATCAGATCGAACGCATTGTTTCCCCGGAGGAGCGGATTCGTTCGACTGAGATCGTCAAGGCAAAAACCTTGCCGGAGAAAGTTACAGAGTGGGGTCGATCGATCGAAAAAGACATCTCACCGGAGGTCCTCAGCCTCGCCGGCGAAGTCGAAAGGAGCGTGATATCATGAACATACTTCAACAGAACTTTATCATGCTGGCCAGGAAGAGGGAGGAGCTGGCGAAGCAGATCAAGCAGCTCAACGTGGAGCTAGCCAGCATAATGAGAGACCTTCCCCTTGGCGAGATGTTTCAGGATCCCGCTGATGGCATCGTCTATCAGATCATCGCACCGAGCGGGACGTTCGTCGAGTACAAGAACGTCGATTACATCCGGACGCGGAGGGAAGGGGAGACGAAGGGCACATTGTCGATGAAGGAAGCACAAGCGGCCGGCTTCGTGCTGGGAGGGAAGGAATGAAACCACTCTCTCTCAAACTTCGTGGCGCCGTAGGTATTCACGATGGCCTTGGTCTGGATGAGATCTCGATCGACTTCGGCGGCTTCCAATCCGGGCTCGTTGCTCTCGTTGGTCCTAACGGATCCGGGAAGACGACGATTCTCGATAACCTGCACCCATACCTGCAGCTCGCAAGCCGTGAAGGTTCTCTCTCCAATCACTTCCGCCTCCGTGATTCCTTCCGTGATTTCAAATTCGACCTTGGCGGTCACATCTATCGATCGTACGTGCTTCTGGATGCCCGCACCGCGAAGACCGAAGCCTATCTATACTGTGACGATCGGCCTCTCAATGACGGCAAGGTAAACACGTACAAGGCCGAAGTCGAGAAGCTCCTTGGATCTCCGGAACTGTTCTTTCGATCGATCTTCTCCGCTCAGAATGCGGAAAGCATTACATCGCTCACGGCCGGCAAGAGGAAAGAACTGTTCTTCGAGCTGCTCGGCCTGCAGCGGTATGAGGTGTATGCGGAGATCTGCAAGGCCCGGGCAGATGAGATCGAGAAAGGCGCCGAGCGGGATAGGGGAAGGCTCGATCAGATCAGGGCCGAGACCTCGAAGCGTGATATCATCGTGCAGGAGGTGGACCGTTGCCGGAAAGACCTGGACGGTGTCAAGGTAGAGGAAAGGGATCTCCGGGCGCATATCGATGCGAGCATGAAGGACCTGGGTGAGGGCGAGAAAGCGATCGCCGAGGACAAGCAGAAACGGATCCAAGTGCATGATATCAGGAACGAGATCAGCGTCCTCGGGGCGGAGAAGTGGAAGGCGCAGAAGGATCACGAGACCGCTGCACAACAACTGATGATGCAGCAACAGGAGGTCCGGGTACAGATCGAGCGGAAGCAAAAGATCGTCGATCATCAACTCGAGATTGAAACGGCAAGCGAGCAGATACGTTCTATGCGATCTGAGGAGAAAGAACAGGCGGTTCGCAGAGAGGAATTGCTTACGATCGAACAGGCCGAACAAGCCCATGAGCTCGAGTTCCAGCGCAGTCTTCATCAGTATGAAGCCGCAGCATCTCTTGTCGAGAAGCATATCGAGGAATTGGAGACCGAAAAGAGAAATTTCATTCGTGACCTTGATCGTGAGGCCTCCGATTTCGAACGTCGGTTGATTGAAGCCCGCAGATCTGCCGGCCTCATCGATGAAGTGCCGTGCCGGCAAATAGGCGGTCTTCCTGAACGGTGCAAGCTCTTATCTTCCGCCCTGACTGCTCGTGAGACGGTCAGCGAAATCCAGGCGAAAATCGTTGAAGTGAGGTCCGACAAGTATCGCTGGAAGAATGGCCTTGCCGATCTGCAGGCGAGATTCAATTCCTTGCAGGAGCAGAAGTGTGCGCTGATCGTGCCGACGAACGGCTTTGCCGAGGAGTTCGTAGCGAAGAAACGCGCCGTGGGCTATGACAAGGAGGCGCACCAGATCCTGAAAGCCGAGATTGCCGCAGTGGAATCGAAAGGCTGGGAGAAGCTCGAAGAGGAGCTGAAGATTGCTGTCAACGTCATCGTTGAGAAGCAGGAGGGACTGAAGACGTCTCTGGAACACTCCCGGGCGTTGGAAGACCGGCTGAAGGCTCAGCTGGAGGAGCTGGATGCAAAGATCGCTGCGAAGTGGGAGAAGTGCAAAGCCATGGAGCGTTCGCTCCTCGTTCAGACCTTCTTCGATGCGCATGAAGAGAAGAAATCCGCGCTGAAACAACTCGAAGCTGAGCTGGCGGACCTCAATGAACGGGAATCCAAGATAGCCGGGAATGTCTCCTTCCGTGAATCGATGCTTCAACGCATCGATGAGATGATCAAAGAATCGGAGGAACTGCACCAGGCTCTCTTGGGCTCGCTTCGAAGCCTGGAAAATTGGCGGCTGCTTCAACGGGCCTGCTCGAAGGACGGCATTCCTGCTCTCGAGCTGGACGCAGCGGGTCCTGCTGTCTCGAGGATTGCCAACGAGCTGTTGGCTTCCACGTTCGGGACCCAGTTTCAGATCTCGTTCGAGACGACAAAGATGTCGAAGGACAACAAGAAGCAGCTGGAGACCTTTGACATCCGCGTGTATGGTGAGGAAGGAGAGAAGCGCATCGAGGATCTCAGTGGGGGAGAGAGAGTGTGGATTGAGAAGGCCATCCAGGAAGCGATTGCGATCTACCTGAGCGAGAAGTCCGGGAAGGAGTACTTGACGAGTTATGCGGACGAAGCAGACGGGAGTCTCGATCCAGAGAACAAGGAACACTTCTTGGCGATGCTGCGTGAGTCGTTCAAGCTGGGGCGCAGGCACTTCACGTTTCTGATCACGCAGACGTCGGAGATATGGGGGCAGATCCAGCAGCGCATTCACCTCGAGCCGGCGGAAGGCAAACTTGAATTCGTTTACTGATCATCAGATCAAACAGCGCAGACATGGGGATCGAATTGGCGCCGTCATTCTCGCCGTGATTCTGAGTTATCTATTCGCCGCGCTCATTGACCGTCTATGCCAGTAGGCAAACAACAAAAGTGGTAAACGCTGGAAAAAACCTCACCACGCGGGCTGTACCGTATGATCTGGGGGCTCTCCGACATCTCTATCGAAGGAAAGTCCGCCTGCTCCTACGGCGATTTACGAACGGAAAGTCAGCCCGGGCGATTGCGCAGAGCGTTAAGTTGTCACACCCGACGATCCTAGCCATTTTAGACGATCCCGACCGTGTGGTATCGAGGAAAACAATGATCAAGATCATTCAGGCCACCACAAAAGGCAAGTCGGAACCCAAGAACGCACCGTCCGGAATCCGCACGATGTGGTTTCCGGATGTTTTTTAACTCAAAGGAGACTCATTCTATGACACCACAAGAACTGCGCTCGCTGGAAATTGGCCAGCTCGTACCATCCAACACCAATCCGCGCAAGACGTTCGATGCCAAACAGGACGAGGAACTGGCGGAAAGCATCAAACTCCAGGGGTTGATAGAACCTCTTTTGGTCCGTCCGCTTGCGGTTCCCCCCCCGCCCCAACTTCAGAAGTACGAAGTTGTGAGCGGTCACCGTCGATTGAAAGCCTGTCAGAAGCTCGGTGCTCGTGTCGTGCAATGCATCATTGAAAAGCTCTCAGACGAAGCAGTCCTGGAGCTGCAACTCGTCTCATTCCTGCAGCACGCCGACATTCATCCGCTCGACGAAGCCGAGGCGTACAAGTCACTCATCGGCCCGAAATACAACGTCGCACAGATCTCGGCAAAGGTGAGCAAGCCGCGGTCATACGTCGCGAAGCGGTTGCAGCTTGCATCATTGATCGAGCCGGCGAAGAAGGAATTGCGAGATGGGAGGATTTCACTCGGCCACGCCATCGAGATCGCCCGCCTTCCCGCCGATCGTCAGAAAGAGGCGCTTGGGGCGATGTTCTACGACTTGATGACCGTTGAGGAGTTGCATGAGTGGATTCAAGGAGAGATCCTCCTGAATCTCGACGCGGCATCGTTTCCGAAGGTCGATCCGAACCTTGTGCCGAAGGCCGGGGCCTGCACGACTTGCCCGAAACGCACGGGCAGCAATCCCGATTTGTTTGGCGATCTCTCCAAGAAGGGGAACAGCTGTCTCGATGCGGCATGCTTCCGATCGAAGATCGAAGCGTTCTTCGATGTCAAACAAGCCGAAGCGGAAGCCGAGGGCAAAGAGCTCCTGCGCATCACGGACGATTATCAGTCATCCGTGAAGAAGAAAGCACTGGGAACCGCGAGCTACAACGTCGTGGCCAAGAAGGATGCGACTGCCCGGGGCATGTACATCGATGGACGCAACAGCGGACAGATTGTGCCGATCAGAGTTGTAGGAGCCAAAGCCGAAAAATCGGCAACCGGGTCGAAGGCAGTCGTCCGTCATCTGTCGAAGGAGGAGCTGCAGAAGCGGTACAAACGGCGCCTTGAGATCTTCGGCGACAAAATCGAACAAGGTGTCAGGGCGAAGCTCTACAAAACGATCCTCTTGCGAACGAAATGGCCTTTGAGTCGCAAGGAATTCAATCTCCTCGTGCCCGAGCTGATGAAACGGTGGGGAGAATCACCCCATGCGGACGAGCAGGATAGAATATGCGATGCGGTTGGCATCAAACGTCCGACCCGTACCGGATGGTCGTTCGACTTTCAGGTGTACTTGGAGAAACAGTTGAAGACCTTCTCCGACCAGCAAGCTGCGCAGCTCGCGCTTGCGATCATATTGGACCAGGAGCTTGTCCACGACCCGACAGCCGGCACACCGGAGGATGACCGGCTCAAGTTGCTATTGTCGATTCACAAAGGCGTGGATCGGAAGAAGTTCGAAGCAGAAGTTGCGAAGGAGCTGGCACCAAAGAAGCCGAAGCCTCCGAAGGTGGAGAAGCCGGCAACGAAGGCGAAACGAAGAAATGCTGGTTCCATTCCCGTGCGTGGCATCTGTAGAGTATGTGGCTGTACCGAAAAGTCGGCCTGCACACTCCGACCAGCCGGTAGTAAAGGGGTGCGAGCCTGCAGCTGGACCGACAAGACGCAAACGCTTTGCGACAACCCAAAATGTCTCACGGCAGCGAAGAAGAGGAAGAAGGTCAAGAAGGCGAAGAAGTGACGATCACCCGGCACAAGGTCCTCAAACTTTATCGAAGCGGGATCCACTCGGCGAGAGGGATTGCCAGGAAACTCGGCAAGAAGACGCGCGAGTAGCAGCTCCTCGTGCAGACAATTCTGATCGATGTCGAGATCCCGGCACGGAGACGATGGACAAAAGAGGAGCAGGAAAAGCTGCGAAGACTCTATCCGGAGTTCTCAGCCAAAGCGATTGCTGAGTGGCTGACGCGAAGTCTGACGGCCATCTATGGACAAGCACACAAAATGAAACTACATCCACTCACGGTTCGAGGAACGTTTGAAAAGGGGGTCCGCTCCAATCCGGCGACGGAGTTCAAAAAAGGCCATCAGACGTGGAACAAGGGGATGAAGGGACTGAAGTTTCCTGGTTCCGAGAGAACGCAGTTCAAGAAAGGCCACGCGCCGGCAAATACGCTCTACGATGGCGCCATCACAATTCACACAGACTGGAATGGGCGCCACGATTATCGCAGGTACAAATGGATCCGGATCGGAAAGATGAAATGGAAGATGCTTCACGTCTTCATCTGGGAACACTTCTACGGGCCCGTTCCTCCCGGGTACATCGTGGTTTTTGCTAACGGGGATTCGATGAACTGTCGGCTCGACAATTTGCGCTGCATCAGTCGGGTGCAGCACGCGGCGGAGACCTGGCGGAAAGATGGATACATTGCCAAATGTTTGGCAGCCGTCCGTGGCTTCGGCAAGGGAGGATACGATCGAGATCTGTACGTTGAACTGCTGAAGCATCCGGAATTGCTGGATGCAAAGCGCAAGGAGCTCGAGCTGAGACATCTTGTTGAAAAGGAAGAAAATGCCAGCGCCTAAGAAGATGATCGGCAAGACCTTCTTGTATATGGGCACGGAGTACGTCGTGAAGGAGATCACGAAAGTGGAGCCCGATCTTTACCGGCTCGTCACCGATAAGCGCATCATCCGTCTGACCTGGTCTGAGCTTCAGAAAGACTTCATGCCGGTCATGACGGCGAAAGAGAAATCGACCGGAGTTGTTCTCTATCGCGGGCTGCAGCTCGAGACGGCCCAACTCAGAGATCTGGGGACCGTTCTGATGGACAATATCAGAAAGGTGCAGGAGAATGCTGCGTATATCAATCAAGCCAAATCGGTCAATGAAAGTGCCCGGACCTTGATCGACCTGAAGCGGACCCAGATCGAAATGGTCAAGCTGGTCAAGGACAAGTAGAACGCTATGAACCGGCCGCGAGTGATTGACGAAATCTTTCTGAGGAAGTACACACGGATGCTGGAGCTCATCCGGGAGGCGGATCGCGAGCATGCGGTGAGCACCGCGACCTTGATGCGAGTTCTTGGAATCTCCGAGCGGGTTGTGCGCGGCTGGGTAGAGTACGCGAGATCGCAAGGCATGCCGATCGCCAAAGGTCCCGCTGGCGGGTACTACTTCGCGGGGAACTGGCAGGAGTTCGCAGAGACGTTCCAAAAGAACTGCAATCAGGCGTTGACGACGCTTCACACGATGAGCATCCTCCGCCGGAATCTTCTTCACCAGGAGCAGCTGAGCATCTTCGACGTGCAGACCGAGTTCGATGGGCTGATCGAGTACACTGATCGTCTTATCACACTTCCATCAGACAAAGCAGCGTAATGCCTGACCTGAATCTGGATCTCGACTACTTTACTCATCCGAAAACGACGCGACTCATCGGCCTGCTTGGGAAAGGGGCAGAAGTGTTGCCAATCAGACTGTGGTGCTACTGCGGTAAGTACCACGCTGAGGCTGGCAAGCTTACCGGCTATTCTACACAGGAGATCGAGTCCCTTGTCGGGTGGTGGGGTAACTCGGGAGAAATGATTCAGGCGATGCTGAAGGTAAGGTTCTTGGAGCAGGATGATCAGGACTATGTCTGTCATGACTGGAAAGAGCACCAGGGGCATATTCAAGCGCTCAAAGAACGTAATCGCAAGGTCGCGAAGGCTCGCTACGATAAATTGCGCAATCCCTCAGAATCTACCAGTGGTGTACCAGGTGGTATACCAGAAACGAATTCTGGTGTACCCCAACCAACCAACCAACCAACTAACCAACCAGAGAGAACTGAACCCCCGACTCCATTGGATTTATTGAACGACAGAATGGATCTTGAGACGTTTGTCCGGATCTGGTGGGGTGCAAAGGAAGGGAATCTCTCCTACCCGATCCTGGTGCAGATGGTTCAGCTCGGGAACCAATACGGAAAGGACAAGCTGGGAGAGGCAATTATCCAGGCCGCAAGGCAAAACGTCCGACGCCTGGCATACGTGCAGGGCATCCTGAGACCGAAAGGAACGGAGATCCCGGTTGATCGATCGGCACCTAGGACGGTCAAGTCTACCGCCATTGGAGAGGTTATTCCCCGCGTCCTGAAACATCCCTGCGTGGCTCATCCGGAGACTCTCGTTGGGGACGACGAGCTGTGTCTGAAGTGTTTCCCGATGTGTGACAAATGTAGATATCAGCATGCGGCCGATGAATCGTGCGATGAGTGGAAGACAAGGCTGCCTGGCATCAAGAAGAGCATTCAATCATAGGAGGATTGCCAATGTACGAGAAGAGCTTTCAGATCCTGATCAACTCGGCTATGCCGTATGCGAAGGACTTCAAGGGCAAGGTCGAAAAGGGGATCAAACTCACCGGGATTGTCTCGACGGACGATGAGACGTTCCTCAATGATATCGAAGTCACAGATGCCGGCCGGCAGGGTCTGAAGGAGCTCTGTTCCGGCAACCTGCCGATCGACGGAGAAGTCGGATTGAAGTTTGCCAAGCGCCGGGATCTCGCGGTGCAACTCGGCGAGCTGCCGCCGGAGAAGGTCGTGATGAAAAAAATCGGTCTTCGCACGCCAGGGGACATCCGAAAGTTTGACATCAAACTCACGATGCTCATCCCGAACGTAAAGCAGCGGACCGTGGCTCGCATCTATGACAAGTTCAGGGAATTCGAGCAGGTGAAGATTTCGCAAACGCAGCTTGATCTTCCCTTGATGGAGAAAAAGAAAAAGGAGAAAGTGTCCTCCAAAGGCGCGGGAGCTCAGATCACGCCGGAAGGAAATCTTGTCGATTGACCGGATCGCCGATCGCTTCGAGAGAAGCGAAACGCAAGCTGTGAACACCGCCCGGGTACAGCTGGACATGATCCTGGCGAATGAGGATTGCGTTCTGAAGGTCCGGAATGGCGCGGAGAAGGTGAAAGCAGCTCGAGATTTCGACGCGTTGCTCAAGCATGGGGAGGCGCTCACGCCTGGGCAGCTCAGTTACATCGACGGCATTTATGAGGCAACGTGGAAGGGCGCCGGCTTTGATTCGGTGAACGCGCATCACGACAAACCAACAGGAACGTTGAGGCATCCGAAGTGAAGATCGGGATCGGACAATCAGAGAAGGCATTCGGAAATTTCTCGCCCGGCCGTTGGGCATGGCAACTCGAGAATCTCTACCAGCTAAAGAAACCATTCTCGGTGAGAGGCCACCAAGGATTTTTTGAAGTAGACGTGGAGGAAGTGGGGAATCTCGAATGACCGTCACAAACCTTCTCAAACGGCTGATCATCAGCGATCTCAACTCCCGGGGACACCTGGCATGGAACAACAACACCCTCGGCGTGTACGATCCTACGAAGGGATGCTTCCGTCGAAACGCCGACCGCTCGGCCATCGGTACGGCGGACGTCATCTGCTGCTTGAAAGGCGGCCACTACCTCGAGATCGAGATCAAAATCGGGAAGGACACACAGAGCGCGGATCAACAGAGGCATGAAGCCAGGGTGAAGCAGTCCGGAGGCAAGTACTTCATCGCGAAAGATTTCAACGACTATAAAGCATTGAGACAATCGGAAGGATGGTGACCGTGGGAGATGATCGCCAGCGAGTTGTCGTACACCTCAACAGCGGTGACTACCAAGGCTATCTCAATGGTAGGGTGGCCTCTCGCGAGGGGAAAGAGTTCGGTCGCCGTTACGAGGTGGAACTGATCGACCATCCGACGCTAAAGAAAATCACCGTACAGCGGAACCAATTCCGGCCAATCAACAATCCAGAGGAGGCTGAATGAAAGCAGCTCTCCTGCGAGAAATAGAGCAGATCCGCAAACTTTACCCACGGCTGAAGGAGAAGCATGGAGCGGAGATGGCAAAGGAGCTGCTGGCTGAGAAATTTCAATGCAGCGTCGAACGCATCCGACAGATCATCGTGCTCAAGTCCCGGCCGTATGAGTCACGGTACCGGCCATGCAAGAAAGGATAGTCACAGAATGAAGACGATTATATCTTTTGCAAGTCCAAACGTCAAAGCAAAATGCAATTCTTGTGGATGGAAGGGCAGCAAGTACGAGGTGAAAATGACTTTGACGGCTACGTATTGTCCGAAGTGCGGATCAGACAAAGTAGAACTATACATTTCGAAGAAACGGTTAAAATTCTAACTTTCGCCCCCCCCGGGGAAAACGTATCTTGTCACCGTGCCAGCTGACCCCTGGCATTGTATGATATCTCCTCCTTTCCAGAAAGCCCGTTGCCGTCGACGGCGGTAGCGGGTTTTTTTATGCTATGACAACTACCATCGAAGACCTCAAAGCCTGGGATCGCAATCCCCGCAGCATCAAGAAGCAAGCGCTAGAGGGACTCAAGAACTCCCTCGAGGAGTTCGGAGACCTGGGAGCGATCGTGTACAACGTGAGACTCCGGGTCCTTGTGGGTGGACACCAGCGGAGATCTCTCCTGCCGGCAGAAGCACAAATCGAAATCGACCGACGATATGAAACGCCGACGCGGACGGGCACAGTCGCGGAGGGAAGCATCCTCATCAAAGGTGAGCGCTACAAGTACCGGGAGGTCGACTGGGATGAGGAAAAGCATAAGGCAGGCAACATCACGGCGAACAGTCAGAAGATCGCCGGAGATTTCACGCCGGAATTAAGCGCTTTGCTTGATGAACTGAACATGTCGATGCCGGAGCTCGCAAAGGATCTGAGGTTTGATGATCTGCGGGCGGAATTCAAAGAATTGTGGGAGACAGAAACCAGGGAAGACGAAACACCGCCGATACCGAAGATGCCGAGGAGCATGCACGGGGATCTGTACGAGCTTGGCGAACACCGGCTCTTGTGCGGAGACTGCACGGTGAAGGAAGAGGTCGACAAGCTGATGAAGGGAGAACGGGCGCAACTGATCTTCACCGATCCGCCGTACAACGTGAATTACAAGTCGGCCGCCGGAACGACCTACAGCTCGGAGAGGTTTGGCGGGGATGGATCCGAGATCTTCAATGACAACAAATCTGATGAAGACTGCATCATTTTCTTCACCAAAGCACTGAAGAATCTCTGCGACGCAAGCTTGGACGATGCAGCAATCTATTGGTGGTTCGCCAACAACAATCACCACCTCAGCAGACAGGCATTTCTTAACAGTGGCTGGCACATCTCGCAGATCGTCATCTGGATCAAGGATCATTTCGTTCTGAGTCATGGACAGGATTATCATCGATGTTATGAGCCATGCCTGGTCGGCTGGAAGGAAGGACAAAAGCACTACACGAACAAGGCATTGAATGCGTTGTCGGACATCTTCTTGCTCGATAAAGTGGACTTCCAGGAGCAGTTGGACGTCTGGTACGAACAAAGAGGTGCAACGAATCAATATCTTCACCCGACACAGAAACCTGTGAGGCTCGCGGAAAGGGCGCTCAGGAAGAGTAGTCGAGTGGGGGATCTCGTAACAGATTTCTTCGCCGGCAGTGGAAGCAGCTTGATTGGCGCCATTCAGCTGCGTCGCCGCTGTTACTCAATGGAGATTGATCCGAAGTTCTGCGACGTTATCGTGACTCGTTACTGCAACTTCACAGGCAACACTGTCGTGCACCTTAATGGACAAGAACTTGAATGGAAGGCATCAGTCTAGTTTGTATCTAGGAATTTGTATGGCCGCACCGAAACGAAAGCCTTTTCAGATTCACAAGGATCGAGTTGAGATTGCAACTCTCTACCTGCAGGGGAAGCTACAGTTCGAGATTGCACAGATTCTTTCCACAGATCAAGCGCGTGGGTACACCCTGACCCAACAGACGATTTCCCGCGATCTCAAGATGATTCAGCGAGATTGGCAGAGAAGTACCATTGTCAAGTTCGATGAGGCACGCGCGCAGGAGCTGGCAAAGATCGACAATCTTGAGAGAGAGTACTGGAGGGCCTGGGAGCGGTCGAAGACGGAGAAGAAACACAGTGAGAAGGAAAAGACCGAAGGCATGCAATTGAAAGAGGTTACGCGTGTTGAAAAGTGGGAGCTGATTGGTGACCATCGTTTCCTCGAAGGTATTCAGTGGTGTATCAACCGGCGCTGCGAGCTGCTCGGGCTGGATGCTCCCAAGCGGATGCATATTTTTGAGGAAGATCTACTGTCCAAGATCAACTGGGATTCTCTCACAAGAGAACAAATGCAGCGGATTGTGAATGGGGAAGAACCTACCAAAGTCATCCCCGGTTTTAAGTTCAACTGATCTGCTCAGAATCCGTGCCCGGGCATCACTGGAACTCAAAAACCGAGAGACGCATGGTTTCCGGTCCTTTGTCGACAAAGTCAACCCGCATTTCATCTGGTACCGGGTGTCTGTCGTTCTGGGGAACGTTCTCGAGCGCGTTGCAGCCGGCGAGCTGAAGCGAGTAATGATCTTTGAACCACCACGACATGGAAAAAGTGAAGAAGCCAGTCGACTGTTTCCGGCCTATTACATGTATCGATATCCCGAGAGGAAGATCGGGATCTGCTCCTATGGTGCCGATATCGCCTGGGGACTCAGCCGGGATGCTCGCGACTATTACCTGCGGTCCGAACGGAGCATTCGGGCGGACGTATCCGCCACCCGGGAGTGGCACAATCCCCGGGGAGGAGTCCTCTGGGCGGCCGGCGTCGGAGGACCTATCACTGGCCGGGGATTCGATCTCGGGATCATCGACGATCCGATCAAGAATGTGGAAGAGGCCTACTCGCTCACCATCAGGGAGAATGAGAAGCAATGGTGGCGGTCGACATTCTATACCCGGGCGGAGCCGAACGCAGCGATTGTCATCATACAGACCCGATGGCACGAAGACGACTTGTGCGGGTGGTTGCTGCAACAGGAACGCGATGAGCCGCAACATTGGCATATCGTTATCCTCGAAGCGTTGAAGGAATCGGTGAAGCCGAAGATTCCGGAGACGTGCACGATCGAGCCGGATTGGCGGAAGCTTGGACAGGCGCTTTGTCCGGAGCGGTACGACGAGAAGCTTCTGGCGACGATCAAGGGACAAGTTGGTTCACAATTCTGGAGTGCACTCTACCAGCAGCGGCCGACCGCTTTGGAGGGCGATGTGTGGAAACGGCAATGGTTCAAGAAGTTCAAATCGATCAGGAACCTTGAGGTCGAAGACGTCGGCTATGACTGGGATCTTGCATATACCGAGAATGAGCGGAACAGCGCCTCGGCATATGTCAAGGCCGGCAAGGACAAATTCAACAACGTGTATGTCTTCGATCTCGATTTCCGCTGGTTGCAGTTCCCGGATCTCATCCGTTGGATGGAGGAATGCGAAGGTCCGCATTTTGTGGAAGCCAAGGCAAGCGGCAAGTCTGCCGTGCAGTCATTGAAGAAACAGGAAATTGCGGCCGAGGAGGTTGAGATCCAGGGCGGAGCGGACAAGATTGCTCGGGCTCGATTGGCAAGCCCGGCAGCGGAAAGCGGTCACATCTTTGTTCACGAATCCATTTTTGAGAAACTGCTCGACGATCCCCGACAAGGATTGCTACACTTTCCGAGCGGCGTCTATTCCGATGTCAACGATGCGTTCGTGCAAACGATCAATCGATTGTACCGGCCCGGTCCGCCTGCGGCAGCAGGTGGCATCAGGATGAAAGATGGCAAAGACCACAAAGAGAAGTCCAAGAAACCTCATCAGTATGATCCCAAGTTCCGCCAACGACGTCAACGATCATTTTAGGGGAGAACCACAATGAAGAACAGTCAGCCGTTTTCAATCCGCTTGGTCGGCGCACTTGATGCGCTTATCGGCGGCAAGATCTCAGCACACTACCTGCAGGCGGCCGTTGGCCTCGAGGGGACGGATCAGGCCGATGAAGCAAAGTACCGCAGGTTCTCTCAGAAGAATGTTCGAGACCTCTCGCCGCTGCAGTTTCAGAAGATCCAGAAGATGTCGTTCTATCAGTGGCAACGATACCCCCTGGCGAAGCGGATCATTGACATCCTGGTCGACTTCATTGTGGGCGAGGACCTTGCTGTCAAGGTGAAGATTATGAAACGAGAGGACGCCGGCGATGTGGATACTACAAAAGCAGATGGCCAGCAAGTGTGGGATGACTTCTTCGAGGATCCAATCAACCGGCTCGACGAGGATCTGTCGACGATCATCTCGGACTATCTCATCAATGGTGAGCTCGTCCTTCCGACGTTTGTGAACGACACAACGGGAAAGGTGCGTCTGGGGTATATCGATCCCGCGTTCATCAGGGAAGTGAAGTCAGTGCCGAAGAATGCCAGAGAGATCGATATGCTGATCCTCATTCCTCCGGAGGACACGAAAGAAGTCCCACTCAAGGTGATCCGCTACGACAATGATGCAAATTCCCAGACGTTTGGAAAGCTGGCCGGCGAAGGGTTTTTCTTCCGGATCAATTATGTCACGACTCAGACCCGGGGCCACGGGGAACTGACGCAGCATCTGGACTGGATCGATGCGTTCGAACAGTTTCTCTTCGGTGTGCTCGATGGATTCGATGCGCGCAACACGTTTTTCTACGATCTGAAGCTGGAGGGTGAGAAGCAGGAGAAGATCGACAAGATGGAGGTCCCACGGCCGCAGAGCGGAGAGGTCAAAATCCACAATGAAAAAGCGGAGTGGAGTGTGAAATCTCCTGATCTCAAGGCCGTCGACGCGAGCGAAGCAACAAGGCTCATCAGGAATTTCATCGTGGGAACGAAAGGATTCCCCGATCATTGGTTTGGAGAAGGATCCGATGTCAACCTGGCAACGGCACAGGTGATGAGCAAGCCCACCGTTCGCATGATCAAGCGGAAGCAGCAGACCGTGAAGATCATGCTGAGGACGATCGCTGAGTACGTCCTTCAATGCGCGGTCGACAAAAAGCAGATTAAGCTCGAGACGAATGAATACTTCGACGTTGAAGTTTCGATGTTTGATGTCGAGCGGCAGGACTCGGCTGTCATCGGCAATGCTTTTGTCCAGATCGTCACTGCGCTGAAGATCGGGACTCAGGCTGGATGGATATCAGACGAAACCGCGAAGAAGATCATCGACGGTATCGTCGGCATGCTGGGAGTGGAAGTCGATGCGAACGAGAAGGTCGAGGACATCAAAGCGAAAAACAAAACGCAGCAAGATGAGAGTGCGCTCGGTGGGGCTCCGCCAATCAATGAATTCTTGAAGCAAGGACAACAGAAAGGTCAGGCGGCCTGATGTCTCGAAGAGATATCACGAGAGTCATTCAGACCTACATCAAGAAGGCCGAAGGCCTCGCCGATTCCTCGAGCGGCGATTTTCTCAAAGTGATCGACGAGTGGCGCCAGCGAGTTGTCCTGGTCCTCGTGGAGGCGGGAGAAGTGAATCCGATCACAGACGACATGATCAAGCAGCGCATCGATCAGATCAATGAGCAGTTCCGGCAAAAGCTCGAGCCCGTGCTCACCGACAATCAGCGTCGGCTTTTCATCAAGGGAATCCAGCTCGTCGACAAAGCGCTCGAGGCGGGCAACATCAGGACGGCGATGCCGTACCTGTCGGAGCAGAAGCTCCAGCGGCTGAATGAGTATGGGGCCGAGCACATCAAAGGCTTGGCAAACTACGCCAGGAGCAAGATCGCCCAGGAGATCGATCTCGCGGTCCTTGGTCAGAAGCCGCAGCAGCAAGTGATCGAGGCAATCGGCCGGAAGCTCGATTCAGCTTCAGTCTTCGGCACAATCGCCAAGCGGGCGCAAGTTATCCTCAAGACCGAGGTGAACAGGATCAACCAGATGGCGACGGCCGATCGGTTGAAACAGGTTTCCATCCAAGTGCAGGACCTGAAGAAACGCTGGATCCACTCGCATATCGGGATCCCCCGGCCCGGGCATCTGATGCTCCACCTGGTCACGATCGAGGTCAAGGAGAAGTTCGAGCTGTTGGGCGCTGACGGCAAGATCTACTATGTCGATAGTCCCTTTGATCCGGTGCTGCCGGCGGGGGAGGTGGTGAACTGCAGGTGCAAGGTGATCCCGGTCGTTGAAAGGTTTGAGCCGGCAAACGCGACGGGTTAAATTTCTCACTTGTGCATGATTCTGTACAGGGTATCTTTGTATCAACTTTAGTCACGCCCGGGATGACCGGTGCTCCTTGATCGATCCAGCGATGGACGGTCCTGAGGGCAAGTGAAACAGGAACATGCTGAGACGTGTTCCGCTTTCGCTTGCCCTTTTTTTGTTGCACACACAATTGGAGGATTTGGTTATGACAAAGCCGAAACTCGACGAGCTCGTCGAAAAGTACAAAGCTCTTCAGGAGAAACTGGAGAAGCTTCAGTCCACTTCTAGCACGACTCCCGAGAAGTTCGATGAGGTGAAGAAGGAACTCGAGACGACGTCGATGCTCATCACGGAGCTGCAGAAGGAAGAGGACTTACAGAGAGCCAAGAAGGCGCCAGTCAGCAAGATCACACAGGAGATCTTCGCTGCACTCAAGCGCCAACTCCTCGAGGTCGCGCCCCGGGTGAAGAACCAGAAGAAGGAGCTCGTGCCGGATCCGAAAGCTGCAACTGCGATCGACGCTCTCAAGGTGAGCGATTGTGAGATCGTCTCATCGAAGGGCAACGTCATCGTGTTGCATGCCGGATCGTTCGGCATGAGGAAAGTGGTCATCGAGTAAACGCGCGAAAGGAAGAAGCTATGCCACACTACAAAGACGGCACGCCAGCGCAAGCTGGGGACATCGTCAAAGGCCAAGGTTACAACACCAAGCACGAGATCATCGGCGTCGTGCTGTACGTCAACCCGGGTACTGAGCAATGCAACATCAGCGTGGCACACGTTATGCCGGCGGGGGAGAACGAGAGAGGCATCGTGTTTCAGCAGCCACTCTCAGACAACCAGGGCAAGATCGTCGGGATCGCCCGCGCCAAGATCGACGTCGAATATGGTCAGACGGACGCGTTCGAAAAGATCGGCTGATTGAGGTAAGACATGCGTTGGAAAGTTTATCATATCAACGGCAAGTATTGCGTCTATAAATGTGATGCGCAGGAGAACCGCATCGGTGATGCACTCGGCTCTCACGATAAACCCGAGGAAGCCAATAAGGAAATCCGGGCCCTTTATGCCGGAGAATCATTAGATGAGCAAAGCTCGAATGTCCGCAATGCCTTTTACGATCAATTCCAAAAGCAGTCAATGCCCCCGTCGAATACGATTTATGTACGCGAGGTTTTCGACGACTATGTAATCGCGGATGGCGGTTCCGAGGGTATGTTCAAGATCGGTTATCGGACAACGGACTCGAAGATCGAGTTCGATCCGCGCGACAAATGGACCAAGGTCGAGGTTCAATACGTAAAAGCGGCTGCCGATCTGAAGCTGATGATAGCGTCGAATTTCCGAGCGCAGTCAAATCGAGAAAGCCAGCCCAAGGGGACCTCGTGGGACGTGACAATCATCAAAACTGGCAAAACGCAAACGGATCCGCCGATCTGGATCACGGCCGAAGCGCTCGAGGCATCGAAGTCGATATTCAACGGCGCCAAGGTCTATGCCGTCCTGGAAGGCGATCGGAACGGGCATAAGTCGGACCCGAACAAGAAAGTCATCCGTGAAGTCGTCGGCGTGCTCGAGAATCCTTACGTCGATGGCGATGAATTGAAAGCGACGCTGCACATTCTTCCCTCAGAACAATGGCTGCGCGACAACCTACTTTTCCTCGAAAGCAAGAACAAGCTACACGTCTATCAGCTGAGCGTGGACTCGATCATTGCGACGGAGAAGAAGAATGTACCGGAGCTCGGCCAGGAGATGCTGGTAATGAAGAAGATGGTCCGGGCCGATCTGGACATTGTCAGTGAAGCGGCAGCCGGGGGAAAGTTCAACAAGTTAGTAGCATCGAAACAACATTCACAATCGGGGGATTCCACCATGTTGAAACACAAACTTCTCACACTCTTTCTGCTCGTGTATCCGACATTCCTCGCGAGCAAGAACATCGACGTCGTGAAGATCGATGAGAACGAACTCTTCACGCACCTGCTCGCGGCCGACAAGCCACAGTCGCGGCTGCATCTGCCGGACGGGGCTCAGCTCGATGAGAAGGTGATCGATGAAAAGCTCGCAGAGTTCAGGGCTTCCATCGACAAAGACCAGAAGCCTGCGGATAGCGCCAACCAGGATCTGAACAAGGATAAGGACAAGAACAAGCCGGACGATAAAATCCTCCAGGCTGCTCTTGATCCCATCCAGAAGGAAATGAAAGAACTGCGGCTCCAGGCCTGCGCTGGCATATTGGCCACAAAGCTCGCGGAGAGCAAGCTTCCCCAACACCTGCAGACGAGCATTCAGAAGCGGTGGAAGGATAAGCTCTTCACCTCAACGGAACTGGATGAAGACATCAAGTCCATCCGGGATATGTTCGCACCCTTCACGCAGCCGGGAGTGAACAACCGTGGCATGGATATCCAGCCGGGACAGGACGAGCAGGACAAATTCCAGGCGGCTCTCGACGGATTCTTCCTCTGCTCATCGCAGGCTCTGAAACCGGTGAAGGCCGGAACGGAAGAGTACAAGCAGCTGCTCGGGGGAGTGGACCCATTCCGTTCGATCAAGGAGGCCTACATCCAGTTCACGGGCGATACCAGAGTCACGGGGCAGGCGCCGAAGAATTCCCGCTTCACCGCGTCGCTCTCGACCACAGATTGGGCGAACATCCTGGCCAACACACTGAATCGCAGATTGGTCCGGGATTACGCTCAGCTTGGTCTCGATACCTGGAGAGCGTTCTGCGACATCATTCCGCTGAACGATTTCAAGGAACAGACACGAGTCCGGTTTGGCGGATATCCGAACCTGGCCATTGTGGGTGAGCGGGATCCCTATCCTGCGCTCGTTTCTCCGACCGACGAGAAAGCTATTTACTCGCCGGCGAAGCGTGGCGGGACGGAAGATATCACACGGGAGATGATCCTCAACGATGACGTTGGCTCCATCCAGAAGATCCCGATCAGAATGGCCCGGGCTGCGGGTCAGACCCTGCACGAGTTCGTCTACGACTTCCTGCGGCCTGGAGTGAATCCGACGATCTACGACAACAAGGCGCTCTATCACAACGATCACTTGAATATCGGCTCAGCTGCACTTGCAGCCGACGGCGTTGCCTTTGCCGCTGCTCGTCTTCGGATGAAGAAGCAGATGATGAAGGATAACCTCAAGCGGCTGGGGATCCGGGCGGGATACTTGCTCTCGCCATCCGATTTGGAGGCGATTGCCTATGGATTGCTGACGCCAGCATTCAACAAGAGCAACACAGTGCCGGAATTCCTGCAGCAGATCGGTGTCACGCCGATCGTTGTCGATTACTGGACGGATGCCACCGACTGGGTGATCACGGCTCGGCGAGAGGATCTCGTGGGCATCGAGATCGGCTTCATCAACGGCCAGGAGACGCCTGAGATCTTCGTTTCGGATCTGCCGAACGTCGGTTCGTTCTTCACGAACGATGTGAATACGTTCAAGATCCGGCACGAGTACGGCGGCAATGTGACGGACTTCCGGGCATTCGACGGATCGATCGTCGCAGCCTAAACCGACATTCAAGAGCGGTCCTCAAGAGAGAGGACCGCTCTAATCTTTCTTTCACATCTCGGAGTAATGACATGAAAGCGATCAAACTTCTCATTGCGGCTGCAGTGATTCTGACCCTCCTGACCCCAGCTGCACAGGCACAGACGATTGCGTACAACCTTAACACGCCGGTCTACCCGGTTGCATTCTACCGCGACTCAGTGACGATCAATTCGGGCTTTGCCGCGGACTCAATCTTCGTGTCGTTTCACGCGCCGTTCAAGCTTCGACTTGCAAAAGTCGAAGTATACATGTGCACGATCGACACGGGATCTGCAGCCGTTGTCCGAAGATTCGTGTTGAAGAAATCAACGTCAGGCACGGCTATAGCGACGATCAATTTCACATCGACGGCGGCAGATACATGGGCTTACAATATAGCGCCTTCGCTGTCAACACTGAATGCGGGTGAAACTGTTCGTGGAATCTGGACTTGCGGAACGGGTGTAAGGTTCAAGCAGGTCATCGTGCTCTTATGGTACCTGCGTATTTGATCTGACATCCGCTCGCGTTGCTGAACGAGACCCGATAGGTCGAAATCCCGTCCTCAGGGGAAGGGCGGGATCCAACGCTAATCGATAAGAGAACTCGATGAGTTCAAAGTATCTTTCCGCCGGCACTGCCAGCTACGTCGCATCGTCACGTACGATCGCCGGGGCAACGATGACGCCGGTGTTCGAGCAAACCGATGCCGACGAACAGCGACAAGTCTTTTTCCGGATCGGTGCGAACATTTTCTGGGGATGCGTTACAACGTTCGTTTCCGGATCGTCAGTAATACTTCTTGCAATGGGGAATCTGCCGGCCGGCGATGGAACGATTGCTGAGCTGCTTCTCCTGGATTTCTCAGAAGCGCATTCCTACCAGGATTACATCGAGGAGCTCCAGTCCCTGATCAAGGATGATCCTCCGAAACTCACGACGACATCCGGCGGAGATCTGGACAAGATCCTCGCAAAGGCGATTCGGGACTATTCAGGCCACCGGCCGTTCGTGGTCCGGAAGAAAGTTCAAGGGAATGGGACCTCGGAATACCTGCTTTCCACAATCTTCGGCAGCCTGTGGAAGCATGGGTACTCGAGCATCAGAGAGATCGAATATCCGATCGGGAGCAAGCCGAAAGAGATCCTGGATACCTCGCTATACGAGATCTACGATGATGGGACTGCCCAGGATGGATCGAATCTCAAACTGCGATTCGTGGATTCCCAGCCTTTAGCAAGCGTCTACTTCATCGTCGAAATATCGCTCGAGATGGACCTGCCTCGAGCTGGCGTTCAGAACTTTCCGGACACAGATGAGAACTTTTCCAATATCACCGTCCTGGCTGCCGCTTACGCCTGTCAGCGCCTGGCTGCAGCCTACGCTCAGTCAAGCGATGCGACGATCTCGGCGGACGTGGTGAATTACCACGACAAGTCCTCGCGCTATCAGAGTCTCGCGCGTCAATACCTGAAGCAGTACAACCTCGCTGTCTTCGGGACGGAAGAACCGGAAGCCAGCGTGGGAGCTGCAATGGCATCGAAGCCGATGCGACCGACTGATATGGAAGGCGGATCCTATATGTTTCATCGGAGGAAGTGATGATTACTAATTTGTGTCCACACTGCGGGGGACAGAAGCTTGTCGCGATACGCAAGACTTATGGGGAAGCGCCAGAGCAACAAGTTTACTATCAGACAATGATGTTCCCATGCTATCCGCTTCCGAACGAGATCATCTTGCAGATTTATTGTGAGAACTGCGAAACGCTCTTCAGGATACAGGAAAACAGATAGTGGAAACTTCACCTCCGCGATCAACAGCACAAGGCTCGATGCTCTTTAACGATTACTGGAGCAACGTCAAGAAGGAGATCGAGCAGGAACTGCTGGCGCTTGTGAATCATCTTACCGGATTGATCCAAAAGAACGCACCGGTGGCCACCGATGCACTCGCGCCAAGTTTCGAACCGATCTCCGAGTTCCAACCGATGAAGACTTTCATCGGCGTTGGCTCACCCCTATGGTTTGGCCAGGGCGGATACGGAGCTTACATGGAACTGGGAACGAAGCCTCACTGGGCGCCGATCGCACCGATCGCACGATGGGTGGAACAGAAGATCCAGCCGCACGTCCTTGCAGTCGGAGTCGAGTTCTCGACTGGCAAAGCATTGCCAGCGAGAGCGGGAACGAAGAAATTGACAGGCGATGCTCGGCAGCGGGCGATCCAGGCTGTCGCCCGGGCGATCCAGGTCAAAATCGCAAAGAAGGGAACCGAGGCCAAGCTGTACGTCAAGCGATCGCTCGAGGAGCTGGGGCTGCAGTCCACGCTTGTTCTGGCGACGGATCAGGAGCCTTACTACGAGATCGATATCGGCGCTTGGCTCGAGGGCAGGCTGCCGGCAATCCTTGACAGGGTGAATGCGTGAACTATGCGACGGTCCGTGACGAGATCAAGGCGCAACTCAATGCCGTCTCCGGAATCGGCAAAGTGTACAAGCATCGCCGGCATTCGGCAGACTGGGGAACCTTCCTCAGCCGATTCAAAGATCCAACCGGACTGATCAACGTCTGCTGGTTCAGCCGGGTAGACGATACTGAGACGGCAACCGGAACAGGATCGACCGACGAGGCGGGAGAAATCACCTGGGTGCAGGAGGACGAGTATTGGGAGATCGAGCTCTATCACGGTTTCAAAGACGATGAGGATGACGGGACCCCGAGCGAGTATGCTTTCAATACTCTCGTTGACGCGATCGAAACGAAATTCCGTTTTCTGCAGAACCTGAATGGGAAGGCACGGTACAGTTTTCCACTGAACCGGACGAGCTGCACCTTCGGAGCTCTCGGCGACGTTCTCTGTCACAGAGCGGTCTGGAGATTGAAATTGCAGCACCGAATTTGATCACAATCAACCGAAAGGATACACCGATGAAACAGTTCAAAGTTGCACTCCGTTGGACAGGGATTGCGTGCCTGTTCCTGGCATGCTTGTTCCTCATGCCGCTTGCACTGCCCTTCGTTGCAATGGCGCTGGCGCGCGATCGTCTGCGTCAGGATGTGAACGGCGGCGGTCTGCTCAAGATCAGAGAGATCTCGCCAACTCCAGCCGACCCGTGGCTTGATCTTGGCTTTCTGGGCGGGACTGATTTTGGCGATGAGCATAGCATCATCAAGTGGATCGACGAAGTGGGGAACGTCATCAATGCTCAAAGCGGCCAACGGGAGGCGGGAATCAAGTCGGTCCTGTTCCAGACGTCGATCGATGAGATCAACCTCCTGAAGAATGCCCGAGGCAAGTATTACGATCTATACTACTACAAGAAGAACCTCGAGACAGGGAAGATCCAGGAAATCAGCGCGTGCTGCTGCAAGTTGAAACCGGGCCCCGTGCTCTCGATGAAGGCCAACTCGCAGCGCACGCTCGCCCTGGAGATCTACTTCCTGGCGCCGAAGGCAGCATTTACACGAACGCCGACCGGCTTCAACGTCGTGGCCGATGAACCGTACGTGATTGCTGAGCAAACCACAACGCCGCTGGGCGCTCCAACGGATACCGCTTCCTCACTGGCCACCGCCGTTCTTTAGGAGGGCTGCATCATGGGAGTGCTACGAGACAGAACAAGATTCTGGTCGCACGGTCTTGGAGTGATGGAACTGAGAGAAATCAGTCCCACGCCCGGGACCGATCACAGCGACATCGGCTATCTCGAAGAATCCACGATCGAAGATATCTCCGAACTCGAGAAGCGATTCGACGAGCGCGGCAGCCTCACAGACGTGCTGGAAAAGACCCGTACGGCTGCCGTCCGAACGAAGCTGATGCAGGTCGGAATCGATGAGATTAATCTCATCAAGAATTCGGCCGCCAAGCGTTATTCGCTCCGTTATCACGGAGTGAACAAGGACAGCGGCAAGTTCCAGTACAATGCCTTCGACAAGGTCGTTCTCAATCGATCCTTGGCCCGGGAGTACAAGACAGGGCCGCAGGGCATTCCGTTGGAAGCCTTCGTGATAGACCTTTCAGATGATCTCGGCATCGACGATCCCCTGGGTTATGTCTATGAGTCCGCCGGTCAGATCCGGACCGCCGGGCTGCAACTCTGGATGGATGCACGGCTGGGGTACGGTAACGCGCTAGCGAAGATCCTGGAGATCTCCGGTTTTGCCAGGCACGGCACGCTATCGGCCGACTATGCAACCATCTGGCAGACCGGAACAAATCCCGATCGATTCCTACGCTTCGATGGCGCCAACGATGAGGTGAATTTTGGGAACGTCCTGAACGATGATGCTTCCGGAGACTTCATCATCGAGATCTGGCTCCAGATGAAGGCAGCCAACGGGACTCTAGAGGAAATCCTCTCGAAGAAGTCCCTTGTCTCAGGCAACACTGCGGGCTTTGCCGTCTATCGCACGACGGGCAACCTGATGGCATTCTGCCTCGGCAGTGGGACGGCAAATGCATTAGCAACGACTTCTGCCACAGTTCTGCAAAACGTCAACAAACACTTTGCCGTGACGGTCGACCGCAACGGCAATGCCCAGACCTATCTCAACGGGGCAGCAGATGGGAACCCGGTGAGTGTCGCAGCGATCGGTACGGGAACGAATGCCCTGTATCTCTATCTCGGTCGCGATGGGACAAATTTCGGTCAGTACGATGTGACGGTCCTCCGGATGTACCGGTACGCTGCGGGCAACCTGCCGGCAAATGCGGCCACGATGATCGCGAATCACTACAACGCTGAGAAGGCATTCTTTGGACTCTAAATGACGACTGATAAGACCGTCTATTCCATCGCTGGAACGCGGTGGTATCAAGAGCAGCTGACGTACGAAGAGATCGGCAGGGCGGGCGATATCCTTTCTCAGTTTTCCAAGATGTTCGAGGAAGAGAAGCTCAAGTTTTCTGACGTGGCGAAAAGAATCTACGAAGCCGGCCTGGTCCCGAATCTCTTTGCTATCATCCTGAAACCCCATTGCCCCACTCCCTGGACCTTCACCGGCCACTGGTTCTTCCGGATCCTCCATCGAATAAGTCGCAAGAACCTCGCTCGCACGATGAAACTCGAGGAGATGTTCGGCGTTCTTGCAGACTTTTTTTTTATCAACACCGAATGGATCGAGAGATTGATCAGTTCAAGCGAGCAATCGGATACGAGGAGGAAAGCGCTCACTATGATGCAAACGATGATGGGGATTCTCTTTCCATTGAAGACGTTGCCATCATCCTCTCCAACGGAGACGTCAGCCGAATCGAAACCGCCAGGCGTTTCATCCTCCGATCAAAAGCAGTAGGCGTCAAGAAGTTGATTCTTTTGCGAGCACAGATGGCGAAAGCCCCGAAATGGCCATCAAGCAGTGAGATCCCCGACGAGATAAGACGAGAACTCCATGGGTAACACAAAAGTCGCGACGTTCGAGATCGATTCCGAGAAAGCGGAGGTTGCCGTTCAGCGGATGCAGAAGCTCATGCAACTGATGAACAAGACTGCCGAAGAAGCCCGCAAGGAACTGAGTCAGATCTTTGTGGATGTCCATGGACAACTCGGAGCCCCGCTTGATAAAACGAAGCAGAAAGTCGAGGACAATACCAAATCGCTGAGAGACTTCCGGCAGGAACAGCGGATGCAGAATTTCGTCTTGCGTGAAGGCTCGCAGGCCATGATGTCGCTCCTCTTCGCCTATGCTTACCTGCAGCAGGGACAGGACAAAACAACGGGCACAACGAAGAAGATCACCGACGCGCTGCTCACTGGTTTCATGGCAGCAAACGCAACACAGTTCGCCTTCTTCACTCTCGGACAGGTCGGAGAAAAGATGGGAGGCAAGGTGGGTGCGGCCTTGAGCAAAGTCGGCAGCTATGGGGGAGAAATCGGAATCGTGGTTGGGACGATCATTGCCGCGAAACAGGTTTTTGACGAGCTGATGCGATCTGCAGATCGTTTTGCCACGCGAGATCTGAAGTTCTTCGGCGAGCGGACCCCGAAACTCTCGCTCGAGGCTCTGCTCGAGGAGCGGAGAAAGGTGATGACAGAGATCAAGTCGATCGTGGATTCCAGTCCATTGAAATCGATGATGAGAGCCCTTGTGACTGGCGATTATGCCACGTTTACCATTGCGGTGCAGAACGAACAGAAGCTCTTCAGTCTGCGAGAAAAGGAAAAGGTCCTGAACGAGGCAGTTGCTGAACGATCGAAGGTACAACTGGGCACAATCGAGGCCATCAACATCCAGATCGCGGAGCTCGTGGCGAAGAGGGATCTTGAGGCGAAGAGCATGCAGGAGGCGGCAAAGTATACCGATCAAATTGTCAAGCTGGAACAGGAAAAGGCGCGACTGCTCAAAACCAGCAGAGAGATTCGGCTCGCGGAAGCGGCCATAGCTCTCTCCGTCCTGGAAGCCGGCACAAAGGCGGAGCCGGATCAATTTCGCCGACAGCAGCTGGAAGCCCAACTCGAGCTCCAGAAGGAGTTGGCTCAGATCGAAGAGAACAGGAAGAAAGCAATCTTGGAAGGCGGCAACAGAGAGTGGATCAATGCCAAGGCCAGAGAGCAATCCGAGAAAGCCCGGCTTGCGTACGCATGGAAGGCTGACGAGATCTACTATACTCGAGAGCATGACCTGGCACTCCTCAAGGCCGAGAATCTGGCAAACAACGTAAGACAAGTCGAGGCAAGATATGACGCGGAGGAGGATTTCGTCAGGAGAACGGTCAAGGACGAAGAACTGCGGCGGGAGAAACTCTTTGCTCTCCGCCGGCAACGGGAAACCGAACTTGCGGATCTGGAAATCAGAACTCTGAGCGAGCTTGCACAGGGATTCCAGGCCATCGAACAAGGCTTAACCTCGATCGGCGTGAAAGCCGATAGCACGTTGTCTCGCATGATTCAAATGGCGCAGATCGCGCTCAGGATTGCACAACTCGTCAACGCGATGAATGTCCGGCCGGAAGGTGCGACGACGGCGGATTATCTGAGCATCTTCGGCAACATCCTGGGCTTCATCGGTTTATTCGACACCGGGGGATGGACGGGTCCTGGATCCCGGAATCAGATCGCCGGCTACGTGCACAAGGACGAGATCGTCTTCGAGCAGCCGCTCGTGCAGCGTTATCGCAACGAGCTGCTCGGGCTCAGGAGATCGATGCAGATGGGGATCCCGACGACGGGAATGTTTCCGACCGCAGACAATGGAAATCTCAACACGGCCATCCTGGTCAACGAGCTGCGCTCGCTTAAGCAAGTTGTGAGAACTCTCGAGATCCAGGTTCCGGTCATCTTTCGCAACGTGCTCAATGCACAGAAGATTGTGCGCGAGCAGTTGCCGGCCGCCCAGCAGTACTACTCGAAGAAATCCGTGGATCCGACGTCATGACCGTCACACTGGAGCTAGAGAGCCAGAACATCGACATCACTGATTATCTCGACGATGAGTCCGACATGGAGATTGGACAAGAACTGGAAGCGAAAATGTTTCAGCGCACCGTCGACGACGTCCAGTTGCATTGCTCGAATCTATGGGAGGAATTTTCCCAATGGCTCTCAACACCCGGCGCCAGGAATCGAGTGGTGATCCGGGAGGATGGACGAGTGCTCTTTCGCGGCGAGGTTGAGAGTCCCGTGAATTTCGACGCCAGGGAAGAATGGGTCTCACTGGATTGTTTCTCACTGACGAAACGCTTCTGGGACATCTGCAAACAGACGAGGATATCAAAAGCCACCCCGATCGGGAAAGAGGACGATCTGTGGACGACGGTCGAGGAAGTAATCAAGAGAGAGGTGACCTTCGATCGATTCGACAATCTCTTCGTCGGCTATCAGATCAACGCTCTCTACGCGACCCGGAGGATCCGGTTCTGGGGTTACACGGCCGACGAAAGTATCGGCAACAACGGCCGATACAAGGACCTAGATCCACGCTTGACGCTGGACGAACTGCTCAAAGCGATGACCGTCTACTACAACGCCGATATCTTCATCGATCCGGAGACACAGGTTCTCGTCATGCAGCCTCGAGACGAAGTGCTGAATGACCTGAACCATCAACTGGACGATATCATCGAGGAGGATGATGAGGAGACGATTCACCTCTACGATGAGAAGATCGACTACCTTGGATTGAGTCTGAACTTTGCGAAACCAACAGCTCCCGCCGTAAGGAAAACGGAAGGTGTCCAGGCAGGTAAGGGACTTCAGCCAGGCCGGTACAAATGGGCGGCGACTTTCATCTATCGGAGCGGCGGTCTTGAGGTTGAATCAATGCTCGGAGATGAATCTGATCCTCTCGATCTTCTGGCATTACCCAGTGGTGGCGCGTACAATGTGTCCGTTGACGTTCCGTTCGGTCCCGGGGGCTGCGTTGCCAGGAAGCTTTACAGAACGAAGAACGGAGGTGTGGGGAATCTGTACCTGGTCGGGAGAATCGACAACAATTCGGATGTCAGTTTCAATGATACGGTACCGATCGAGCAGCTGCAAGTGCCGGCGCCAAAGCGCTCACAAGGGGGAACGATCTGGCTGCGCTTTGATGAAGAGACTGGGCTGTGGGATGATCCCATCATAGGTGATGAAGATGGCCTGAACATGCCTTTCGGGGAGATCTTCGATGTGACGCCTCGTTTGCACTTTCTTGCCAAACCCTTCGGCTACGGAATCGAGATCGCCGCGATCTATCCCTACGCAGGAAAAACCCGCATCCGCACCAAGGGCGAGAATGGTTTCAGTCGCGGCTTGGGAGTGAAGATCAATGACACGAATTGCGTCCCTCCGCTCGAAGGTTTCTACATCATATCAGAAGTCTTTGACGACAATCAGACTTTCTCGATCGACGGACCGCTCGTCACTGCTTCGGGAGTTGGAGGAACAGCCGTTCGGTGGTACGACCAGGATAAGGACGAACTTCTGGATGTGGGTACAGAGAGTTTGTTTGACGTCTTCGCCTTCTTCGGAAACGAGAAGGATCAGCTGGACAAGATCCAGGAGCAATGGCGGAAGCTGTTTGTGTCCAGAAAACGTGTCAGGATGACCGCCAAGGGCCTCAATTTCCGTGTAGGGGATAGTGCATCGCTGAACCGGCGTATCAATGGTCTGACTGTGGGCAAATGCGTGATCAAACGAGCCAAGAACAATCTCACGAAGGAACGAACAACTTTAGAGCTTCTGACTCTTTAAAATGGAATCCACGAAAGTCATATCCGGAGTCGGCTTGCCCCGGCTCATCGTGGTCAAAGGTACGACGGAAACCACGATTGACCTTCCGCGCTGCCAGGAGATGACGGAGATCTTCACGCCCGATCAGTTCATCCACAAGCTTCGTCGATCGAGGAAAGACACAAAGTTCTACGGCTGGGAATATCGATGCATTCTGGACTATTCAACGTACACGACCGGAGACATGCTCGACGACCTTCGTCCCGCTTTGAACCTGGGAGAGGACGATCGCTTGATCTTGATTCCCCGGAAAGATGCGCCTGAGTTTCAGTATAACGTTCTGTTCGTCGATCCAATTAACCTCAGCCTTTACGGCAAGAGTCCCGGTTATCGCAAGCCGGTCTTTGTGTTTGACGCGAAAGAATTGGTCGCTTCATTTCCAATCCGAGACGGATACGGAACTCACTATGCGACAAACTACGGGTACTGCCTCTAAGGAGCGATGCAATGCCAATACAACTCAAAATTCCCAAACGATATTTGATCGCATCGGATTCTGGGATTATCAACCGTATCAAAGGCTATCTTCTGCGAGCGATATCTGATCCAGAGCTTGAGATACCGAACGTCACTTTTGAGATCGGCGAAAGCCTAATCATCCATAGTACGGCAGGCATCGACAAAAGCGTAGCCGTGCGTTGCGAGCCGGATGGGAGATTGCGGGTTTTCCTTTCGCCGCCGAGTGTCGATAAGAATTTCATCGACGTCATCGGGCAGGGTACGATTGTACCTCCTGATCGGAAGGAGGAGTAATATGGCACGCGTAGGAACTCCTCTTCTTAATCTAGGCTGTTGGCTTGATGGCGAGAATCCCGGTGCTGGGTCTCAAACGGTCGACAATACCGGCCTGAATGGCAATTGGATCAAGCTCGACACCGCCACCGGAGTTGGGCACAATTCAGATGGCTCTCACAAGGCGGATTCGATTGACGGACCGTCTCTGAAAACATCAGCATTCGACGGTTCGTCACTGGAATTGGTCGGGAGTCCTCGCAAGGGGCAGGTGAAGCCACTGGGAATCCACAAAGGCCATATTCACAGTGATGTTGCTGATGGTGATTCCCTACAGAAGAACGGAACCTCCGGTCAGCTCGAGATCAAGGCAGTAAAGGCGGGAAAGCTCCTGGGGACCGGCACGGGAAAAGCCGTTGATGATAGCACGATCAATTTGAATGCTTCGAACGAGTTGCAGGCCAAGCCTCTCGGGATCACCATGGGCCACCTCGCGGCGGTCCTGCAGCAATCGTGGTCCTATCTCATCTATTGTCCATGGCAGGAAGCGGCAAGCGTTGTCGGCGATACGATTGGTTGGCATCCAGGATGGGCGGAGACGAGCGCGACGGACGTTATCAAGATCCGGGCAATGTTTCGGAAACGGCCGATCGATAAGTATCTGAAGGTGGTTGCTCGTGCACGGATTAGCACTGGATCAGCAACTTGGAAAATCAAAGTCGACACCTATCAGCTCCTTGGCGGCGGTGGAAGCGCATCGGGACAGGCAACGGGCAACAACACAAACTATTCAGTGACAGTAGAGGATTTCAGCGTCTCGATCGATATCAGCGCACTGACGGATGACCGCGTGCACGCTGTCGATATCAAACTCAGTGTGGGCACGGGTGCCGGCACGGCAGAAATGATCGGCGTTGTGGCATCAGTTCATGGTGGATGATGGTCAGCATCCTCAAATACCTGCAGCTGCTTGAACCGGGCGGCGAGATCCGGATCGGCAGTGGAGCTCCGGGCATCAATTTCACAGGTCTTCGCCTCTTCAAGGCGAACGACGTCGACAGCTGGGGACTCGAAACCTACAACGAGGATGTGCTCCAATGGCGTATTGCCCCTGACGGAACGCTGCGTGACGCACAAGACAACGTCATCCTGGATGCGGACGGTCTTCATTTCCCACAGTCCGGACAGAGTCCAGTCCTTGGTGCTTTGCTGAGAGACGTCATACTCGAAGGTCTGACGCAGGTCAAGGGCGATATGCTCTTCGCCTTGGATTCCTTTGTCGGATCGGACGATTTCGAGCGGGGATTGGCCAGCGGAGGAAAAGGCTGGGGCATGCGACGGGAAAATGGTATTACGGTCCTTCATATCGATGCACTGGCGGTTCGCAAGTACATCGCCGTCACCGAGTTCTTGATTCAACAAATCCGTGCTCACAATGGAACGCTTCTTGTGACCGATACTGGATCGGGCAAGGTGGATGATTTCCTTTTTCTCGACGGCACAGCTTCGACCGAGTCAAAGTTTCAAAATCTATAGCGAAAGGACAACACGATGGAGAACATTCTGGTAGGCTTACTCATCCTGGCGCTCATTCTGCTAGGGAAAAAATATGGCTTCATCCCGGGCGGATTCGCGCTTCTCGTCCCGGATGTTGGCGAGGTTCAGGTCTTGACGATGGCGCTGAAGAAAGCGACTGTTGAGGTTCAGACTCTCAAGTTGTACGTCAACGACAAGACGCCCGCAGAAGGAGATACCGCCGCGAGCTATACTGAGATGTCCACGCACGGCTACGCTGCGAAGGCGCTCGCTCGTGCGGACTGGACGGTGAGTTCGGCCGCAGGCATCACAACCGCTTCACAACCACAACAGATCTGGACCTTTACGGCCGCTGGTGCGGTAACAGTTTATGGTTACTTCATCATTGAGGCGACATCGGGCGTGATACTGTGGGCTGAGCGTTTCGCAACGCCGCAGGTGATCCAAAACGATGGCGATCAGATAAAGGTGACGCCGAAGTTCACGGGTGAGTAGCACGATGCGAGAGTTGATTGAAAAACGGACAGCGACAGCCAAGCATTTTGACCTCGACAATGGGATCTATCGCCTTGAGGCGCACATCGGGCAGATCCATTACCGGGATGGCGCCCTGAAGGATGGCGCCTTCCGCGAGATCGACACGACGCTCGAGTACTATGAAGCGTCGCGTGGCTTCGGCGTGACAAGGGCTTCCTACGAGGCGCAGATCGGCCTCTACGGAGACGTGCGTTTCTTCAACGTCGATCATTCCCTCGAGTTCCGTTTACCAAATCCCAACAGGATCGAAGCAGAGCCTTATGCTGGCTCCGAGTTCGGACGGTTGCAGAAAGCACTCATCTGGCGTGACATCCTGCAGCCGGGCGGACATCAGATCGTCGAAGCCCGGAACAGTTCTCTTGTCAAACTCTTCCGGTTCGAGCAAAAGCCTCTATCGAATGTCATAGAGTTTCAGGCGATCGCTTCTGCCGGCGTAAAGTTTTCGGACGGGACGAGTGACTTTGATCTCACCAAAGAGGTGGGCCGATCGATCAAAGGAAGGCAAGGACTATTTCATTCCGACGGCAGGCTTTCGTGGATCAGGCAGCCGCGCGCGTGGAATCATCGCGGTGAGGTTGTTGATGTTGAGCTGCAGTTCTTCCGGCGCGGGAATCAAATTTGGTTGCGCAAGGTCATCCCACAGGACTTTATCGATCACACGTTCGATGAGGCCGGTGCGTGGCTCGAGACAGATCTCACGACAAGTTTTTACGTGGGGTCGGGTGATGGGTACTATTACCGATATGTAGGAACGGAGACCTGGGCGGTGATTCGTGCTGGCGCGGAAACGGGTAATATGTTGGCTTCCGATTCTTCGTTGACTGGTCTCAAGTCTCACCTTTCAAATAGTGCCCGTTACATCGAGGACTATCGGGCGGTTTCGCCCGTAGATACATCTGGACTCGGTTCAAGCGCTTCAATCTCAAGTGCGACACTTAACTTTTATGGTATTTCAAAGCTTAATGGACTCGGAAGCTCGAATCTTACTCTCGATCGGTACACGTCGCTCGGATTCGCGATCGCGAATTATGTCGCTGAACGACAGGCGATAGACATCGCCTACGCGTCATTCAATACCAGTGCTTGGAACGCGTGGAGTTTGAACGCGACTGGACTCGGCAATATCGACAAGGTTGGCACAACGAAGCTCGCCCTGCGTTATACCTACGATGTTGATAATACGACACCAACCTGGGCGGCTAACTCACAAACGAATTTCCAATTTAGAACATCTGAATATACTGGCACGGACTATGACCCGTATTTGAGTGTTGTCTATCAATTAGAATTCTATTTCTTCAATAGGAATCAGATCAGCAAACCACACTATCGCATGTAAGGAGAAACAACATGGGCAGAATGTATACGGTCACATTTGACGGCGTTGCCGTAGCTGCGGCGCAGGATCTGTTCGAGCTGACGCCCGCGGACGACAAACCGATCAAGATCCATCAGATCGTCATCACCAATGGCGCCTCCGAGACATCGGATCAGCTGCGCTTCACGATCAAGCGATTCACCGGAGCGTACACAAGCGGATCGGGAGGCAGCGCTCCGACGCCTCAACCGCTCGCCGCGATCGATGCTGCGGCTGGCTTCACAGCGGAGGCGAACAACACAACGCGGGCAACGGGCGGCACATCTGTCATCCTCTGGAGCGAAGGACAAAACGCCTTGAATGGGTGGAACTATTTCCCGACGCCGGAGGGTCGGATCATCTCGCGTCAGGCGGAGGCGATCATCGTTGGTCTTGAGAATGCGCCTGTAGCGTCGACAACGATCTCCGGCGTTATCCTAGTTGAAGAAGACTGAGCTGAAAAACAATGAACTGGATTTTTCGACGGCCGTTTGATTTCGGCGCTCGTGCGCGCCGGTGGCGGACTGCAACGTTGCCCATAGTGCTGGAGTTTGTCGCTTCTGGTGGAATGGTCTTCGGCGGTTCGGCAGATGTCGCGTTCACTACCGCTCCCGTTGCATCCGGTGGAATGGTCTTTGGCGGGGCGGCCGGTATAGCGATAACGCGCGTTTATGTCGCGTCTGGAGGCATGATCTTCGGCGGCTCGGCGGCCGTGAGCTTTACAGTAGCACCGCCGGTCGGGGGCGACATTGTCTTCGGAGGTGCGGCCGATGTAGCATTCACCAAAGCCATAGTGGGCTCGGGAGGAATTGTCTTTGGCGGCCGGGCGTACATCGGAGACGTGATTGGATCCAAGTTCTGGCTGAATGGTCCCGGGTTCGAGCTCGGGGATCTTCTCCGCGCGCAACAGGTGGACTTTGATAAGGACCACAATCCGATCGGCGTTTACTCGATCGATGCGGAGGTCGTGGAGATCCGGTCTGGCCAGAAGATGGTTCTGGAAGTCAAGGCAGGAAAAGAATATCTCACGTCTGCGCTGAAGGGGCAGATCGAGTTCGTCCGTCTCGGTAATCGTCTTGATTCGGCCCGTCAAGGATCGGTAATGGTCACATCGCAGCCGGCCTGTGTTGCAGTGATCGACGGCGTTGATGATTTCTCGAAGTGGGGAGTGCTCAGCACATACAAAGGAGTTTTCGGGAAGCTCAGTTGGATCAACGATCCGGACTTCGGGCAGCTCAGCGGCTGGGGAGCGTTCATCCCGAATCTCTACGCCAAGGGGAACGTCATCCTCGGGCCGTATAGCTCGATCCAGTGGGCGAATGTTGCAGGCACGGGCAAACCAGCCGACAATGCGACGGTTGGGGCTACGTGGGGAAGTGATCTCACGGGCATACCAATCCGTTTCGCTGATGCGCCAAGCGGCGCAGGTCTGTATATCTGCTCGTCGTACATGGGATACTACACGGGGAGCGCATGGACAACCTATATGGACAGCTCAGGCAACTTCTACCTGGGCGGAACATCGGGCGCATTGCAATGGAATGGCGTATCATTGACGCTCAGCACCGTTGGTAATCTGAGTGGTGCTCAGGGCAAGGCTGTTCTTATGGGGGGAGAGATCCTTTTTTACGGATCAAAGAATGGCGGAGCGAATTACATGCAAACCGGATATATGGCGGGGGAATACTCTGCTAGTTCTACGAAGTATCTGAACATCGTCTACGAAAATTACTTACGCGTTTCACAGAACGATCTCTCGTATTGGCAACTTGTGCTAATTGAGAACGAGATCATGGAACTGCGTGGTTATTATACGAAGTTTTTGAACCGGAGTACCGGCGCTGTGACTATCTTGATTGATCATTCGTCTGGATTTGCGTCAGGCCTCGACGCTGATATGCTTGACAGTCTCCATCTATCAAGCGTTGCCAATGCTGGCGGGTCCTCGGCGGCGACTAATCCGACCCTCAAACGAACGGTCACTCTTGGCGGGGTGACATTTGATGTCGCATGTTTCAACTGACGTTTACCACTATGAAGGAGGATATATGCCGAAAGAATTCACACTGCGTGAGATAACCCAGGATAGAGCAAGGGCTATATTGTTCGACGAGATTGAACGAGCAATCGATTATTGCCACCGTGTGAAGTTCAGGGCGCAGGCAGCTCGCATCGCCGGCAACCAGGTCGCGTTGGACAACCATACGAAAGAACTTGAGACCTCGATGGCTCTCTTGGCGGGGCTGCAGCAGCAGCTGGCAGAACTGGAGGAAAAGCCCTGATGCAACCGTATAGCGCCGAATACCAGAAACTTCTCGAGATCGGGACGATGCTCGGAGGCGTCTCGAGCGTAGGCATCATCGCCTTCATCGTCAAAGCCTTCATCGATGGTGCGAAAAGGAAAAAGAATGCCGATAACAACCCGAACTCCATCACGCTGATGCTTCTGCAACAGCAATCCGAGACGCTGAAAAGTCTCACTTCGAATCTCACAACGATGGTCGCGCTGGACAGCCAACAGGCCAACATTCTCTCTAGCATTGCAAATGGAATGCAAGAGATCAAGGTCGATACAAGCAATCTGCCAACGATGGGGAAACAGTTGCAGGACATCGACCGATGCCTGGCGGTGGTCAAGGACAGACTCAAGGATGGAGGTTGAGATGCTGACGGAAGTTCTCATAGTCCTTTTTGTTTACTTGCTCGCAAAGGCGTTCGGCGATACGGCGAGAGATGAGAAAAGCCTTAGCTGGCTATCGTGGTTCTTTGATCTTGTCGGAGCCGAGGAATGGTTCCTCGGCGGCGACAACGTCAGGTGGAACCCATCGCTTTTCTGGACGGCGGACTTTTGGCACTTGATGGAGCACGTCAAAGCGTGGTGCTTGGTATACCTCGCTGTCGTGTTCCTTCCGGTCTTCTGGCTATTCAAAGTCGTTCTAGCCGTCGTGTTGCTCTGGCTGATCGGCCAGTTGTTCGAGTTGCTTTATGGATATGTTCTGCCGTTTGAAAAGAAAGGAACGTTGATACAATGGGCAAAGAGAGCGATTCTGTTCTGGAAGAGGGAAGTGCCATAACAACAGCCGTGAAGCGCAGATGCTTTGACCCGACGAAACCGCTCTGGCTTCCCGAGGGATCTGTCCGGGCGATTCTGATTCTGATGCTCTCCGGAACCCTAGCCGGCATCATGATCAAGTTCGCTGCCGCCCACGAGGAAATTCCCTCGAGCGTTGAGAAGATCATGATGGCGTTGCTGCCGGCGCTTGTGCTGCTCATCGATAAGTATATCTCGACCCGGGCAACAGAGAAGGCGAATGGCGGGAAGATTAACGGAGGCCAAGATGGCTGACTTCGAGAAGGCTCTGCTCAAGATCCTGCGGCATGAGGGCGTCTCTTTCCTCCCGGACGGACGACCGGATCCGGCCAGAACCGGATACGTGAATCATCCGAATGACCCCGGGGGCGAGACGAATTATGGCATCACGAGAGCCGTGGCTGCCGAGTTTGGGTACAGCGGCTTGATGAGGGACATCCCTTTTGGGACCGTGAAGCAGATCTACAGGATGCGATACTGGGACAAGCTGCTCGGGGATATCATCGTGGATCAAGATGTGACAGAAGAGATGTTCGATACGGCCGTCAATTGCGGGCCGGAGGTTGTCATTCTTTTCGTCCAGCGAACACTCAATGTTCTCAACAAGAACGAGACGCTATATGCTGACGTCTCGGCTGACGGCGTGTGCGGCCAGCAGACTGTCGGCACCCTCAACAAGGCGCTCAGCGCCACGAGCTCACACAAACTCTGCATTCTCCGGGCCCTCGATTCATTGCAATGCGTGCGCTATATCGAGCTTGCCGAGCACAAGAAGAAATTTGAGACCTTCATGCCCGGGTGGTTGTTCAACAGGGTAGGAGTGAAAGACTGATGGGAAAACTCACAGCATCCTTTCCGCTCATTGCCGGCATCTGCATCCTCCTGGTCCTCGCCGGCATCTGGATTGATCGGACAATCCTCAGGACGCGGATCCAGCGCATCGAATATCAAATCGTCGAAACGCCGATCGAGATTCCCGCCAAAAGCGAAACGAAGAAGGGGGTTATTTCGGCGCCGACAGCGGAGACAATGAAACGGGATACCGTTTTCTTGACCGCGCCATGCGACTCACTCCGCAAGTGGGCGATGGAACGTTTGAAGCCATTCAGACAGAGCTTCATCGATACAGTCGACGTCAAAGCAGACACGACCGCGAGCTTCTGGGCCCGGGAGATCACGCGGATTGAAGTGGATCCCTGGACTCAGGTCATCACGAAAACGCGCACGTATCAGGATGCGGTTCTCCGTGCTACGAAGGTCACTGTGTATGACACGGAGCTCATTGCGTCTCCCTGGTGGACGGCCGTCGCATTCGTGGCAGGGTTTGTTCTCGCTCTCCTGATAGGTTGACCTGGGCGCTTCCTTTCGCGTAGACTTTTCTCATCGTCCCTACCGTGAGCTTTATTCCAAGCCTTTCGCTAACGATCCCCGTCTTTATGTGGATCCTGCTCGAATGGCGATGTTTGAAGACGTAGGGATCGAACTCTCTCGAACATTCTCTGAGCAGATCAATCGCATCTTCATTCAAGGCGTACTTCTTGCCTCTGATGTCAACCTGTCCGTTTTCGAGATCGATGTTGTTCCATTTGACTGAACATGATTCTGTGATTGTGCATTGCACGAAGACGATGAAAAAAACCTGAAGCGCGAATTGCCGATCGAGTTGTGAAGCCTGGCCGAGGATCGAGTACAGATCTTCGATTGTGAGGTCTTCTGTGGGCACACTTTTTCTGAGGATCTCGAAGAAAAGAAATAATCTTGGGCAGGATCTGGGCACGCGTACAGAAAAATCCCCGAAATTCGTGCACCCAGGGGGAGTCGAACCCTCAACCCTCAGATCCGAAGTCGTTGAAAAAGCCTTTTGGTGGAGAAGAATCGTTGAATTCATTCCAAAGAAGGGACTGCGCGAGACTGAGCGAGACCCTCCGCGACACTGATGGGCACATTCCGGGCGCACTGGAAGTGTACAGATTTTCTTGTGAGAATCGTCACGTCAGTTGGAGCTGATCAAGAGATCTATCTTGCTCAGTGAGCGAATGACGTCTTCGTTGAGACCGAAGTAGTAGGTATCTGTTGTGGCGAAATCGGCGTGGCCGAGAAGTTTCTGAACAACCTCCCGGGGAACTCCGGAGCTGAGAAGATTACTCCCGAAGGTCCTTCGGAGATCATGCAGCTTGGCAGCGATGCCGGCCTGTGTCGCGATCTTCGTGAATTTGTCCGTGACATAGTCAGGCTTGAAGCTGAACGGGCGGGGCAGTTCACGGCGGGCGAGAAGGATCTCCCGCGCCTTAGGAAGGATGGGAACTATACGGACGCGCTTCGCCTTGGTACGCCGGACAATGAGGATGTTCTTCTCGAAATCGACGTCCGTCCATTGGAGCCTTAGCGCTTCGCTCCGACGCAGGCCGGTGAGGAGATAGATATGGAAGAGGTCAACCAGGTGCGGGTAATGATGCTTGGTGGTCATGATAAGTGACGCGATCTCGCGTTGATTGAGGACCCGGGGGAGCCCTAGCTCCACCTTGAGCAGTTTCACCTCTTTGAAAGGATTCTCAATCAGGTACTTCCACTTGACGGCCGTGGAGAAGATCGATCGGAGCGTCCGGATGTAGTAATTCACGCCGGCCGGACTCATTGGTATGTCGGGTTTCTTCTTCGAGCCGCGCGCAGGCGCTTTCGCCTTGGCGATTTCAGCGATGAACCAATCGGCTTTTTTGACCGTGAGTTGATCGAGTCGTGTGATGTCCAGCGTTTTCCGAAGCCTCTCCAGACAAGATCGATCAGCCTGGATGGTACCCTTCGCCTTTCGTGTTTGCGCCCACACGAGATATTCCTCAGCAAAATCCTGCAAAGTGATCGGCTTTGAGTAGGCCCCGCCAAGCAGCTCTCGCTCGCGGATCTTTGCCTTGATTGCGGCGACACGCTTGTCTGAAGTACCAAGTGATTCGCGGATGCGCTTCTCACCAATACGCACATCGAGAAACCAGATCTTGCCTCTCTTCCGGATGGAGCTCATGTCTTCCCTCGCTTTTTCTTACCTGGAACGAACCGCAGGCCTTTCTTCTTTCCCTTTCCGATTTCTATCAGCTCTTTGATCGTCCTCTTATAGTTTGCATTGATCTCTTCCGATGTCTGGCCGTCGATAGTGTACGTGCCGTCCGGAAGGATCTTGATATCCGGATTGAACTCGCGGAGCAGTTCAATCTCTGCTTTGGAAAACCCTTTGCCTTTGACGGTGGGGAGGAACAGAAATTTCTTGTTGTTCGAATTCATCAGAGCTGAAGTGTGATCGAAAGGTTCAATTCTGGGCGTAATGATTTTGTGAGGAATGCCAGCCCGATGTTTGCGCGAAGTTCGCGGTTATAGGAGTCAACTGCTTTCAAACTGAATCCAATATCCAGGGCACGGGCGATCGTCATTAGAATACTGATCGTCCTCAATCGGCCCCAGTCTCTTTTGTCCAGCGCGTTGAAGAAATCATAACCGAGATACAGGTTCGCCGCAAAAGAACTCAGTCCTCCGAGGTTGTCCCCAGCGTACACCAGGCCGGCGCCTGGACAGAAAAGAGATAGTGCAAGCGCATCAGCCTTATCAAGCTTGCTCTCTTCATACTGAGCCAGTTTTTTCTCCAAGGATTGACCGAAGAGAGTGCTTGCCAGAAGCATCAGTACTGCTAAAGTCTTCATCTCGAATTTTGGTCCTCTTCTCGAAAGACAACCAAGCGAGAAGAATTCTTTCGATGCCATCGCTTGCATTTCCAGACGAACTTTGCGCGCGTTGCCAGCGAAAGCCTTGTTGCTATCAGGATGACATCAAAGCATTTCACTTTCAAGCATATCGCGTCTGCGCTCTTCAATTCGCATTCAACGACAATCGGCTCCCTTCGTTTTCCCATCGCATCTCCTCCCTCAAGCCATGCTGATAAGCTAAAGAGAGGAGGAGTTCAGCGCAATACCGTATTCTCGGTATTTTGCGAGCGCGTGATGCAGAGCAAGCCGATCATTTGGGAAAAATGGTTTTGATGATTTTGATGGCCTTTTCTCGATCGCCCTCCTTCAACTTACTCAATTCGTTGATGAGGCGCACAATCTGCCTTCGTTCTTTTCCGGTGAGATCCGGAGGCAGATTGTACCCAGGCGGCGCTTCCGCCAATCTGCTTTGTGTTCCAGGATTCTTGCCATAAGAAGTCTTGCCTGTCATCAGCCACTCGATGTCGCAACCGAGTTCCCGAAGTCTTGTTTGGAGTTTATTGCCCGGGATGGATGAGCCTTGGAGATACGGATTCAATCCTTGAAGGGTCATACCAAGTGCACGGGCAAACTTCGCCTTCCATCCAAAGTCTCCTCCGAATTTTGACTTGCCAAACTCTATCAAACGTGCAGTGATTTCAGGTGTTTTCTTCATAGTAGAAAATATTCTATTTTTCTCTTGACAAGAGTAGAGGATTTATATATATTCTCCCCATCAGGTAAAGCGAGTGAGGAAGTAAAATGAATGAATCAACGCAGAATCTTACCGAAAACAAAGCCGAAAATCAACCCCTCGATCCCAAGGCCGTGAAGCTGCGATTCCTCGAAATGCAACTCGACGGCGATTATCCGATGCTGGAGCAACAATACCTCGCCAGAAGGCTCAACCGCAGCAATGGGGCTATTTCTCGCGCATTCAAGGGCGAGATCCCGAGTTTGCTTGCCCGCATTTCCCGCCATCTTGATTGGCTCCAGCGACGAAGAGCAAAGAGGATTGCTACTAAGATACTCACTGCCGTCAATTCACAGAAGCACGAAAAGGAGGCAGTCTGTGCATAGTTTCAATGAGGAAACTCAGCGTCTTGGCGAAGATTTCAAAATCAAATGCCTTCAAGTCGGAACCGATCTCGGCATTACCCGGCAGCAGATAGCCGACGCCACCGGCTACAATCACACGACGATCTCCCGTTGGTTCGCGACTGGCGATCTCCATTTCCCCGCCTTCCTCGTTTCTCTCCTGAACACTGAGCAGCTCCTTCCGCTTGCAAGAGCAATGATCGAGTTCCAGGCGAGCCGACTCGGATTCATCTTGACCCGTTCTTCCTGTGCATCTGCGAAGCTCAATCAAAGCATTGAGGACGAGGCCGCTGAAATTGTCGTCTCCTTGGGGAAGGCCATTGATGTCGCCCGTCGGAATCCCTCTCAGAAGGTCCGGATACTCGGGTCGCTTGATTCTGTCATTGAAGCTGCGCAGCGGGCAAAGCTCGAGGTGGAGAAGATGCAATGACGCAGGAACTTGCCAACAAACTGAACGCTGATGCCTATCTCTCAAAGAAAGAGGCCGCGGAATATCTGGGCTACAGTAAGAAGACTATTGACAGATTTATGCGAGTAGGATTGCGGCATTATGTCATGACCGGCATGCCACGCTTCAAGAAAGCAGATCTCGACGATTTCGCTCAACAATTTCTCAAAGGTGCCGCGTGAAAAGCTTTGTTACGATTCTCACGGAGTGCGAGTTCCTCCGTTCAATGGCTATGCTGAGGAGGATCTATCGGTTCGATTATTCTAGCCGACCTTGTGTCGATCTTTCGCTGACTGAAGCGAAAATCAAAAGATACGAGCTCAAGTCGGTCTTGATGTCGCAACTTGTCAGCGATTGGCAAAGAACGCATTACATCTCATGAATCGGATCTCAATCATATCGGATCGGCCAGACTATCACAGCGTTTTGGTGCGCGATGGTTCTGATCTTGTTGAGCTCGCCGGCAAGCGTCCATGGTTAACATTGTTCAAAGCGATCGTGCGGTTAAAAGTCAAGAAGCTCAAAAGGAGAATCCGTCATGGGACAATCACAACGGGGGAAACAAACCACACGCATCCCTTGGCCTCTATCCTTCCACTTCATGGATATGATCAATCAACTCAATCGTTTCATTTTCCGCATATCGAGGTTACGGCAGCAATTCGACGGAAGCCACAAGGGCTCCTTCTCATCCAAGGTGAAACGGTGGATGAACTCTCAGCGACATCAGGAGCGAGTCGCAAGACGTGCGGAACACAGGAAGAGAAAGGAACAGGAAGACCGGGAGATCAAGAGAGCGATCGCGAACCGGCTGCTTAGGGAAAGCTGAATTGATGAGTAATTTCATAGATCTGACTGGGCGGAAATTTGGAAGACTGATCGTGCTGGAATTCCTTCGCCGAGATGTCTGGCGGGTTGCTCTCTATCGCTGCATCTGTGATTGCGGAACTGAGAAGATTATTAGGGGACCAGATTTGATTCGCGGTTACAAAGGAACAAGAAGTTGTGGATGTCTCTGTCGAGAGTTGAGTCGTGAGAGGGCACGAGCGAGAAAACTCAATCTCAAACACGGAATGAGACACTCAACAGAATATGGAACATGGTTTAATATGAAAACTCGTTGCCTGAACAAGAAGACAAAGAAGTACAAGGATTATGGTGGCCGAGGAATTCGAATCTGTGAAAGATGGCTGAACAGCTTTAAAAACTTCTTTGCTGATATGGGTTGCAAACCAGGACCCGAATACTCAATTGACCGGATCAACAATGATGGGAACTACGAACCTGGTAATTGTCGATGGGCGACTTCAAAGGAACAGCGAAACAATCAAAGGAATGTAAGGAACTAGAACTAGCCGCATAACACTATCTAAGGGTCGATTCATCAATCAGGAGGAGAGAAATCATGACACAGACCGCAACAAACCTGCCGGCAACCCTGCCGAGTTTGCCTAGCGTCAAATCACAGGATCAACTGAAGACCGCACTCCAG